CATTTGTCATTAAGAAGCATATACGCTTAGATGATTGGTGTAAGGATTCTATATATGAAGAATATGTACGCACAGTATGTCGCAGAGAAGATTATACTACAGCATTAGAACGCTTAATAAAAATAATGACGGAATGGGCAGAAGAAAATAACGAAGAATGGACTGATTATTTTAAAAAAATAGAACCGGGTATTGCTTATAAAATGATTGTAACAGGAAGATTAAGTCCGTGGGTCTTATTAAATAGTGACTCAGTAGAGCAACACTTACTTCCAAGATTTTCGGATGAACAATTTTTACACATCAATGATTTTATAAATCTTGATTATTGGCGCGTTAAAATGAAGAACGAAGAAGATGATACAACGTATATAACGCAACTTTTGAAGGAATATAAACTATGAGTGATATAGATATAGCACGAAGTTTAATGTATAATCAAGACGACGAAGAAGATGAAAAACCAAAAACACCAAAAAAGATAAATGAAGTTTTGATTAGACAATCGGCGCAGACTATAATATTAGAGAGTGGTGGAATAAAACATCAAGTTCCATCAATGCAGGCTTTTAATACTTTATTACGTGAATATAATACACAACGTAATGAATTGCGCGATCAACAAGTAAACATTAAGAGACTTACAGAAACTGTTAAAAAATTGGATTCTGCATTAAGAAACGTTGAAGGTGAGTTATCTAATAAAGCAGATTTATATGGTGAATAATGACAAGAAGAGCAGATACTGATGTTGATATAGATTTTCAAGACCCAAGTGCGGCACTTGAAGGGTTAGATTATGTTCGTGCTATTCTTATTGACGATGATGGAAATACTCGTCCGCATACTTCTGGTATATATTTTCAGGATATACCCGTTGATCCTATAACCAATATGTGTACTATTGATTCAAAAGCCGCAGAAGATCGTGGATATTTTAAGATTGATTTTTTATTTCTTCTTTTTGCATTCCTAACATTTCAGCTATTTCAATCAATGCATCAACATCATTCATATCTAAAAACAGTTGTAATTCATCCATGCTTGCCGTTGGGTAGAAATTTCGTAGAACTTGGAACACTTTTTTATTGCGTTTTTTTCCGGTTGGTGCTTTAATAAATTGACAATGTACTTCTTTATCTCCTCCTAGACCACATGTCGCCAAAATCAAATATTTTAATTCTTTATGTTCTTTTAATGCTGGATTCCATAGATGTTTGTTGGCATTATTTGTGGCTAATATATAATATTCACATTTATCCCGATCTGTATCGGGCATGCCACTCATAGCACGAAGTGCTAAAATCTCAAAAAATCCCTTCTTTTCTTCATCAGAAAGGTTCTTATATAGGTTAAAATTGCATCTATCAAGTGCTGGTAGCACTTTTTTAAATAAATCAAGCTTATATTTCTTCTCTGTAGCCATATTAAGTCCATTTATACAATATTTAATAGTATTGTATAACATCTATTGATAAAATACAATAAATAAGATAGAATATAATCAAAGCCCAGAAGTGATATAATCGGGCGAATTATTAGGAGAATATTATGGGAAGACCATTAAACGATAAATTTTTTGTTGGTGACACTAGTGATGACACCGATGGCAAAGCTGGATTACAGCTTAGACTTACACTAGCTTCTTTTACTGGTGGACCACTTAACGTAGGCGATACATGGATTGTTAGACAAAGATCAACATCAAGATTTGAAGTTACTGATGGTTCAAATATTGAAGTATTAAAGCTCTTTAACGGAACAGGGTCTATTCCTGCTGGAACATGTGCTCTTAGAGTAATTCCTTTTGAGGAAAGTTCAGAATATTTAAGTGCATTAAATTCACATCAAGCAAAAACTTTTCAAGGTGGTGTTTATACTTGGACTCACCTACAATCTGGTAACGCCGCCTCTGTGGAAGGTGAAGCAGATTTTGACCCAACTATGGAATAAATAAAGTATAACATAATCAAAGCCCAGAAGTGATATAATCGGGCGAATTATTAGGAGAAATATTATGGGAAAACCCTTAAACAAGAAATTTTTTGGTGATCCAAGTGGTCCCGGATTACAATTATCCGTTGACGTATGGTTTACCACCACTCCAGTGCAAGAAAGTTCCGTGACAGGTTGGATTGTTAGACAACGTGGTACAGGTATTTTTGAGATCACAGACGGATCGTTAACCGAACGATTTAAATTACAAGATGGTGCGCCATCTGCTGAAGGACAGGCTTCTATGGAAGTAAATCCTTTTGGTACAACTGGTGTAACTGCTACAGCTTCAGCGACAGAAGAAACTGGTTCCATTGATGATCCACTCACAGTTGATGGTGGTGGTAGTGAATATCTAACACCTCCTGTTGTTACTATTACTGGTGCTGGAAATGGTGCTATAGCTGTTGCTACTTTAACAGGTGATGCTGTTACTTCTATTGCAGTAACCAATGGTGGTGCTGGATATAGCGAGCCAAGCGTCTCAATCGCTGCCCCAACTGGTGGTGATATAGAGTTTGTTAGAACCATTCTTAGTCACGGTGTTAAAACCTTCCAGGGAAGTGTTTGTAACTGGGATGTTGTTGCTGCTACACAAGATGGACAATGTGACCTACCTCTATCTTAATAGATAACTTGATAAACTGATACGAACAAAACTCGTATCAGTTTATCTTGTAGATCGATACAATCTATTAGGAGTCTTAACAATGTACGACATTGAAGTCGAATCTTTGAATATTTTTCCAACTACTGTTGTGACACATAACTGGCAAGAAGTTAAAAAATTAAACAAAGAAATTAAAGAAATGCTTCTTAAGGAAGCCGAAAAAACACCAAGTATAGAATTTAGTAATGTTGGAGGATATCATTCTACAAATGATCTTATATCTTGGGATTATCCATGTGTCAAAGAGCTTGTTATCATGATTCAATCCATGGCACAGATAATGGCAAGAAATTCTGGACTTGTCGACGGAAAATCTATTAGTCTTTCATTGACTGCTTGGGGTAATATCATAGAAAACGGGCATTATCATGTCGCACATCGTCATCCAAACAATACTTGGTCTGGTTGTTATTATATCGATGATGGCAATCCAGAAGAAAATGCTGAACTAAACGGTGTATTTGAATTTTTAGACCCACGAGATGGCTCAAATATGATTGCGGTAGATAATTTACCTCCTTTACGATATCAAATTAAACCAAAACCGGGTCTAATGATACTGTTTCCATCATGGCTTGATCATTTTGTTCATCCATACATAGGGAAAAATAAAAGAATAAGTATAGCGTTTAATGTTCGCGTAATACAATAAATAGATATAAGATTAAACTAATAACCCTAAGATCGATATAAGGGTTTGGAGGAATACTATGGGAAGACCCTTAAATAAGAAATTTTTTGGTGATCCATCTGCACCTGGAAATCAATTTAATATTGAAGCATGGATACCCGGCGGTGGTAGCGCAGTAACTGCGTGGATATTACGACAAAGAACAAATACAACATATCTTGTCACTGATGGTGGTGATACAGGGCTATGCCGATTGCAAGAAGAAACACTCTTTGCTGAAGGGCAAATGCGTATAACAGCAATGCCATTCGGTTTTGATCCTGCCGCTGCAACAGCTACTATGTTAGCCGTTGGAGCTACGAGGGTGGCAGGTGGTAGTGGTTATGTTCCTGGTAATACAGTAACAGTAACTGGTGGTACATCTAGTACTGATGTTGTTGTTACAGTTGCCACCGTTAACCAAGATACTGCTACTGTTGCTGCTGCTGGAACTGGATCAACTCCAGGTGATGCATTAGTACTAGTTGGTGGTACACCAGTTGGAGAGGCTGCACAATTTACCGTGGTTGATAGTATTCCAGTTTCCGTTGATTCAGTCGACGAGGCTGGTTCTGGTTATGAACCAGGAGATGTTCTTTCCTTTGTAGGTGGAACTACTGGTGAAGTTGCAACCATCACTGTTGATAGTGTAGCTGGTAATAGTGGTGAAATTTCTACTGCTGGTAGTGGCTATCTTCCTGCTGATACGGTAACTATATCAGGTGGTACAAGCGAATCTGCAACAACATTCGATATTGATAATGTTGAAGCTGTTTCAGCAACTCCTGATTCTGCTGGTACTGGATTCGCAATTGGTACTACTTTAACAATGACAAATGAAAGTGCTGGAACAGGCACTCAACCAACCTTTACAGTTAGTGGACTTGAAGCAGTTTCACAAACTGTTGCTGCTGCTGGTACTGGATATAGTGCGACAGATGTATTAACATTATCTGCTGTTACTGGTGAAGGTGCAACATTTGGTGTTGATACAGTATTGTCTATATCAGCTACTGTTAATGCTGCTGGTTCTGGTTATCTACCCGGTGATTCTGTTGATTTAGTTGGTGGAACATCTTCAACTGTCGCTACTTTTGATATTACTACTCTTCAAGCTGTAACAGCTACTGTAACAGTCGACGGTGGTAGCTATAGCGTAGCAGATACATTAACACTTATTGGTGGTACTGGTACTGCCGCAATTTTTGATATTGATACTGTAGGTACTATCGCTCAAGGAGACCCTGATTTTGATGGTATTGGAAGTAATGGTACATTCGTTGGTGGAGATGGCGCGGGTGGTACTGCTCACGTTGCTCTTAACGTTCTTACCATGTCTGATGGTTCTACTGTCAGAGTTGATACTATTGATGCTAGTGATGACGTTCTAACGTTTACAATTCTAACAACAAGTACAAGCGGAATAGGTTCCGATGGTGCTACTTTAACACAAACTGCTTCAACGGGAACTGGTGATTCATTCACAATGACGTTAGGAACAGCCAATCAAGCTGTTTTTGCTGTTAGTATTAGTGCTACTGTTGGTGACTATACTGCGTTACCAACCAATGCTGCTAGTACTTCAACTGGTGGTAGTGGTATAGGTGCTACATTAACTGTTGCTTACGGTATTCTAACTGTAACTATTGCTGTTGCTGGAGATTATAGTGTAGAACCTACTAATGCCGTTTCTACAACTGGTAATCCTAGCGCCGGTACAGGTGCTACATTAGATGTTATTTGGGGTGTTCTTACCGTAAGTCTTAGTACTGGTGGTGGTATGACAGCGGTTGTAGGAAATCCTGAAGCTACATCTGGTGGTGGAACAGGTGCTACATTAAATGTTACTTATGGCGCACAAGCCGTAACTGTTCTTTCTGCTGGTGATTTTACTATTGTTCCAGCTAACGATGTGCCAATGACTGATAGTGGTGGTGGAACAGGCGCTGAGTTAGAAATATTTTATGGAGCACTTGCTATTTCTCTTAATGCTGCTGGTGAATATACTGTTATTCCATCAAATGCAGCATCTGTTACAGGCGGTTCTGGATCAGGATTAACCATTAACGTTCTTTATGAAGTATTAAGTGCAAGCATAACTACTGCAAATCCTTATACTGCTATACCTAGCAATTCCGTAGCTACAACTGGTGGCGGTACTGGAGCGACCTTTAGTATAGATTGGGGCGTTAATTCAGCAATCCTTGGAGGTAACGAATCAGCAGCTTATTCTGTAATTCCAACTGATCCAGTTTCTACAACAGGTGGTGGCGGTGACGCTACTCTTAATGTTGTATGGAGTCTTAACACAATTACCTTAACTACACCCGGTGATTATACCGTTCTTCCAACTGATCCAGTAGCGCAAGGTTCTACAAACGGAATTGGAACAGGTGCAACCTTCAATATAGATTGGGGTGTTCTTGCTGTTATCATTACTGATGGCGGTGGAGGATATATTGCTCCAACAATCGTTGGTTTTACTGGTGATGGTGCCGGAACAACAGCAACTTCAACTCTATCAGTAATTGGTGGAACAGTTCCGCCATCTGAAGAGATTGCTAGTGTTACTGTTACTGCCCCTGGTTCGGGCTATACAGCTACTGCTGGTGTTACATTTACAGCACCACTTGGTGATATTGAATATGTGAGAATATTAAATGCACATACAGTAAAAACTTTTGAAGGAAATGTTTATTCTTGGGCTGAATTCTTGGCAGATGACTTCGATGAAGTCGATTTAGACCTTTCTTAATATCTAACAAAAAAGGGGGCGCAGCCCCCTTTTTTAAATCATATTTCCAATATCTATAACATCTGGTAGTTTATTTTTATTTTCAGTAAAATAAGCACACGGAGGATTATATCCAGCACATAACGGAACCGTCAATAAATGAGTTGGTTGTAATGAGGGCACAGTCCATTTAATTTCTTGATATATATTTGTTTCTTCTATTGGTAAAAACTCTGACATAAATCCTCCACGTGGATTAAACACAAAAGCACTAAAATCTCTACCATGAAACTCAAACATAGGTAAAATTTCTAAATCAATACTGTCCATATCGCCTAATAATATAGACCAACTTGAAGGCACACAAATAGAATAATCTCCTATTTTTAATTCAACTCCTGCTTTAGAATATTCTTCTAAAAATACCATTGGAGTGAATCTATAATCTAAATAAGTAGGATCAGAATGATCAAAAACACAATAATGTAATGTATCTGTAATACTTGGTATTAAAGCGGTGTCTAAACTTTTATTTTCTGGTGTTAATATATACATTTAATAGTTTACCTTTGTTATGGAATGTGGATAATTTACTTTTTTATAAAATGATTTGCGTTTAGTTAGATGTCGTTTTGAAAACTTCAATGAACTAGTAAAATCCCAAATATCTACATGTTCTTTGTCTTTTGCTGTACGAATACCACGACCTATTGATTGGATTACTCGAATATAACTCTTTCCTGGTTCAATCATTACCAAGTTAAATATTCTTGGTATATTAATACCCGTTGAGGCTATTCCATAAGTAGCAACTATTACTCCATTAGTTCCTTTATTGATTTTATCAAAGTGTTCTTTTCTTACTTCTGTTTTATCTCTACCACTTAAAAATACAGCATTCGGTATAAATTCTTCTAATAACTCTCCTGCTTTTATTCTATCAACCAAAACTAACGTGTTGCCCGATTCTGTTATTCTTATAATAGAGTCAGCAATAAATTTCATCCTTGCTGGACTAGCGACAAGATATTTTAATTCTTCTGGATATGTTCTATATTCACCAGAATCTTGTAATTGTATTATATTCACGTGACATTGGGCTAGGACACCCTTATCTTGGAGTTCTTTTGCGGTTAACTGATTTATAGTTTCACCTATACACAACAATAATGTAATTTGTTGGAAGTCTTCTTCGGGTATAGTTCCAGTCAATCCCCATCTTATTGGAACATGCCCAAATGGACCGGAAAGTAATTTTCTCAGTATCTTAGCTTTTGCTGCATGACACTCATCTACTATGACACAATTTACATTTTCTAAAAATGCTTCAATAAGATTAAGCCCATCTATCGATCCTTTTTTATGCAATACCTCTAAACTTTGCCACGTGCATATTGTATGTTGTTTTCCTATATCTTTTCGATCACCAAAATATACACCAACATCTAATCCAACATTTAAATAATCTTCTTCTGTTTGACCCACTAATAGTTTATTAGGAACAATAACAATCGTTCTACCACCTGTTGTTTTTTCTACGATATGGCTTAATCCGGCTGTAATGATTGTCTTACCAGCCGCAGTCGATATTTCTTGAATACATTGCTGGTCTTTTAGATATTCATTTATGCACTTAACTTGATAATCTCTTAATACTACCGGCTTTCCTTCAGCAACATGTCCCTCTGGCCATGTAATATGACTAAACAAATTTTCATCAACTTCTTCAAGTTCTATATTAACTGGTTTTCGTAAATCTTCTAACTCTATTTCATATCCGGCATCTTTAACTATTGGTAATAATATATCAAGAGCGTTTATATAACTGGCTCCACCAACGGTGCAAAAACTTTCTTTACCATCCCATCTACCTAACTTAACAGCAGGCATAAATCGTGCACCAGGAACTTCAAACTTAAGAGCATTGACCATGTTTCGTCGAACAGAAGCACCCTCAAGTCCCTCCAATCCAACGAACTTAATATTTACTTCATCAAGTATTCGTAAAGTACAAATTTTACTCATTATTATACCATTATTATTATGTTCACTATTATAATGAATATAACACTATAAAGTCAAGTTTTATTTAAGTTATTGTATTGAATGTTGTCTTTGCGGTAGTATTAACTGTTGCATTTGTCGTTGTTGTATATATTGATCACGTGAATTAGGTAATTTTCTAACACCTTTTGGTACTTCTATTGGTTTACGTAAAGTATCACCAATATCATCAACTGCTTTTCGTAGTGTTTTGGATCGTTGCGAGTCTCTATCAGCCAACTTGTTTATTTGATCGCTCATTCTTCGTAATTCTGAAGCAGATAATGATTCATAATATTCTCTTGTTGCATCTTGATATTCTAATATTAAATCAATACAATCCGCTTCATCCATAAAAAATGGTGCTTCTTCATTACAAAATCTATATACATCAGCCCATGCATCTACTTCTGCTCTACCAGCGTAGGCGTAAGAGGCTGTCATAATACATAATGCAGTTGCGATACTTATTATCTTAATCATATCAAAAGCTAACGCCTATTTTATTAAGATTTTCTTTTTTTAGTTCCACTTCTGTTCGTTGTTTTTGTAAAGTTTCAAGAAATGCTTTTTCAATATCATTTTTATCTTCACGTTCTTGTAATTCTTTTATCCAACGATCTATTTCATCAAGTTTTCTGTCATATATAGCAGTACCTATATTAACAATATTATTATTCATAATCTGTAATATACCATTCTGTTTATCAACAATAGCTTGAATTTCATCTTTATCTATATATATTTCATCTATCCACATAGTAGTATTATATACAGCAGCAATAATACCAGCAGCAGCAAGTAATGTACCCAATACTGCACCAGATGATTTCCATGTAACTTGCATTTAAGAATCCTCGATCTCTTTAGTATATTTATTAAAGAGTTGCGTCTTCTATGCCCATTGATTTTAGTTTTGTAACATGTCCAATCTGGAAATTTTTCATATCAAGACTTTTAGTAATACCTAAATATTGATTTCGCACCAAAGCAAAGCGATTAACTGCTTTTGTCCATGTTACAATATCATCTTCACCATCAATATATTTTTCTATAGCTGATGCTGTTAGTTCGGTATTATAAGTTTCTTTATAGTTCCTAAAATGTATAGAACGCAATCTTTTTAGCTCTATATTTAGATATTCAAGAATGCCTTCTACTTCTTGTAATTGTCCATAACGAAATTCAAACAAACCAGGAAGTCTAGCAGCGGCTTTTTCTAAACTTCCTGATATTTTACAATCTTGTCGTGCTTCAATCAACTCTTTTTCAAAGTATTCTATAGCATCATTCATCTTAGAAACATCCTCTAAGTTTGCTATTATATTGAACCACTTATTCATTAATATTCCTCGTCTAAATCATCAATATCATATTCAGCCGCCATATCTGGATATAACTCTTCTAGGGCTTCATCTACTATTTTATCATGCCCTTTCAAAGTATTTAAATTATATCCATAATCTTCTAAAGTACGAAGTATATCCATACACATTGTAACATGATCAGACTCTGGAATATATTGTTTAGTTACATCAAAAAAATCGAAAAATATTTCTTCCAAATCAACTTTCGACATGTTCTTCCTCTTCATTGCTTAATGATTCTGATTCTAATGAATGATCTCGCTTTGATGCTTCTATAGCCTCGTCGCGTGTCATATCTACAGGATTTTCTTTCATTATTAATTCCAATAGTTCATTAGGTACATCTTTTCGGAAGTATTTATGTTCTGTGCCTGTTTTATCAGTATAACACATTTTTGTACCAGGTTGTTTTAATAAATCATCTTGCTCAAATAGTTGTATTAATCCACTATATGGATCAATACCAGTATTCCATGGTATTTCAATAACCGTCTTTTCGAATGGCTTACTAAATCTTGATTTATAAACCATTGCCGTTGTTCTAATACCATGAACACCAGTAGATGTTACTGTTCTTTTATCTTCTGCAACCATGTCAGTCTTAGTATCTTTAAGTTTTGCTTTCTTCATCGCTATAACGATAGAACAAGCATACAATACACCATTACCACCAGTAATTTTTTGATCAGGATTAAACATATCCATAGAATCATAGGTATGATTGGTGCAAAGGAAACCAATATTTCGTTGTTCAACCAAATATAAACAACCTTTAATGAACTTCTTCAACTGTTTAGCGAGTTGACCTTGATCACCAGGGGTCTTTCCTTCTGCAAATTTTTTCTGTCCGGTTTCTGTCTCAAGCATACCTACAGAATCTATTACAAATAAGAAAGATTTATCTGGATATGTATTAAGCAACTGCTTAATTGCTGTTGCAACAACTTGTGTGCATGTTGTAACGGTAAATACTGGAATACGAATGAATTTATCTGGACTTGTATCAACGCCAGCATTTTCATACCATACTTCATCTCCAGCACCTTCAGAATCTAACAATATAACAAATATATCGTGTTCTTTTTGGGCTGTCTTCATTACATTAGCTGCTAATAGTGATTTACCAGCACTTTGTTCACCGGCAAACATAGTAACCTTGCTAAGTGGAACACCTTTGTTATAATCTCCACTTATTAAACGATTTAATGCGTAATTTCCAGTATCTATCCAAATTTTCGGGTCAGAAAAACCGATTGGTATATCCAATTTTTCTG